TTAGAAATGGTGGGGTATTACATAGCCTACAATGTCAGGGGTGTCCTGTATAATAGATTTACAATCATCAGTGAAACAGCAGAAGAAGAAAGAGAAAAACTAAATGACAGAAAATACTAACACTCCACTAGAGAAGCGTTGCGAAATCCTTGCTGACTTGTGGATACAATATCAGGGAGACCCTGAGTTCAAAGACTTCATAGAATACAACGACTTAGCCTTGCCACTTGCTTATTCAATCGCCAACAACATCATCAAGATTGACTATGACAATGAAAGACTAAATGGTTTTATTGACGAAGCATTTGATTTGCTTGTTGAAGGACTTAGGCTAAAAGATACTGGCTTTGAAAGTATAACTGATTTGTTTGATAACTCGCCACCACAGGAATAACAGGATGCCCCTATTGACATGGGGGCTATTCTGTGCCGACCAACGTTACCAAACTGTTATAATACAACTATTGACAAATAGGGATTACGATGGTATAATTATTTTCCCCAATATCGGCATATCTGCATATGGATGTATATCTTAAACAAATCTATTTGACATTACGAAGGATGAATATTTTTCCCCAAAATCCCTTATCACATATATCTCTATTTGTCAAGAGGTATTGTTACTATAGGTAATATTGTCTATTCTTTTTATATACCCCGAAGGGGCTGGCAGAGCCAGGGTATTACGAAGAGTGTCTTGAATCCCTAGTATAATATATAACACAGGACATTACGAAGGGCTATTTATTTTCCCCAAAATATGATATTTTTATATCTATTTGTTTAGTTTTATATACATTTTTTATAACAATTTGGATAAAATGCTTGACAAATTGGCATAAATATGATAGGGGTATTTGGGGCTATGGATGTTTGGGGATAGGGGGATTTGGCAAAAATGATTACGAGGCTTATTATACATTGGGTCCATTACACATATCTTTTTACTCCATTTCCCTCCACTATGCTATCAAAGATATACAGTAAGATTTATCTGTGGATAACTATGTGTATAACCCTGTGGATAACTTATCAAAAGGTGTGGATAACTCTGTGTATAAGCATCTATTTTGTATAAAAAATCAGGGTATATCCTGTGGACAACTACTTCTTTTTGATGTCTCTTAGGTCTCTACCATTTACGGTAAATCCACCTAAAGACTTCTTTGTTTCATAGGACATACCAAAACCCCATAGCCATGCTTTGACGGTTATGAGTTTATGTTTGCGTGTGCCATTAATCAGTTTCTTGTATTTCCAACTATGTAATTTCATTAGGTGTATTCTTTCTACTAGGTGTATTTTATACTAGGGATTATGAAGGCTTCTTTTGTTCCCCCGAATTTTGGATAAGTCTAATGACATCTAGGATTTCTTCATATCTACCATGAGTCCAACCATCATCACAACTGACTTCTTTTTCTAACTTTAAACCACGTTCCTGAAGCATAAGTATGATACGCTTACGCTCTTTATCTACATTAATCTTAACAAACTCATCAATAGCCTGGACATCATCCTTAGTAAAAGTGTTGTCTAGGACAAGCATGTCGTTCTCTACCTTAATCATTTGCCATCCTTAATAAAAGCAATAGCGTTATGAATGATTGCTGATTCAAGCAACAGTTTGTCTGCTAAGTACTCATCTGCTACTGTGTTTAACAGTGTAATAATACGTTCTCTCTCTGCTTGAATACCCTTCTCAAAATCAGGTAACTCATGCATCTCTGCATCTATATCTGCTAGTCTGCCCATCCTACTAACTCCTTCTCTGGCTCATGGTTCTTAATCGCTTCAACAATATCTTTACGAGTATAAGGGTCTTCTTTAAGCCAATCAACTTCTTTGATAAACTTATCAACCTTATCTACAATCTGGTTCTTCTGCTCAACCATACCTGCTTCATATCCGTGCTTCCATCCAGCATCATATCCTTGCTGAACTAGCCTAACTCGCCATTGCATAAACTTTGGTAATTTCATGGTCCTCCTTAAATAGTGGGTCATGTGCAACCCAATAATACTTACAAGGTTCTCTACGCTCAGGGCAACAAGGGTTGCTATCTTCTAGCGAACTAAAGAACTCGAAGTAATATATAGGGTCCTTAGTATATAGGTTAGCCTTATGGCTAGTAGTTAATCTTTCTAGTGCAAATGGATTCTTATACCAACGAGGAACTGAATACCCCCAGTTATCCCCAGCCACAGCCTTAAGGTTAGTAAGATTCTCCATGTTCTTATCAGTCTTAATGCCACGGATATCCGCTTCCTTAACCATAGCCATAGTATACAACCATAGTTGACCCTCGTGGTTACGCCACATCTTAGCAGCAGGATGATTACGCCAAGCAGCCTTCGGGTCATCATTAGACAACACCTTAAGAATCTGATAAGACTCTAATACTTGTTTATTTAATCTCTTGCTATCTAGGGCTTGTGCAGACTTATCGAACTGCTTAAAAGGTAAAAAGGTTTGCATACGTTCCTATCGTTTAATGGACCTTATATATCAATTGTACAGGAAACTCGCTTGCTTGTCAAGCGTTTAGACCTCATATTTCCGACCGATTTTTACCGCTTTACAAACCGAACTTTTAGTGGTATAATGGGGATATGCCTAATAAAACACGCTTTGTAATTGACCCTGACCGCACCTATGTGGTTAAGTTAGACAATGGCGATGAAGTAGAAGTCACTGGTCTTGACATTATCCAGATGGGATATCAGATACGGAAGACTGATAAGTTACTTAAGGCATTGCAAGAATTAGACGAAGAAGGAAAAGGTTGGTTCTAATGGCTAGACAAAGACTAACATTCATTATTACATGGGGGCTACTATGGATTGCTTCCCAACTACCGCTGCTTATTTTATTTAGTGCAATAGGTTTTGACCCAAAGGTTGTGGCTATTAGTGAAACCATTGCAGCAATCATTACTGCTACTATTACAAGTATGTTAATGATTAAGGAGGAAATATAATGGCTAAAGCAAAAGGTGCAACAAACAGCAACAGACAGAATGGTAAGGCTTCTAAGAAGCATCCACTAAAGTTTGACCCAATCAAACGTAAACTAGTTAGGGCTTAAATGCTTGAAACACTAATTAATTTATCTGTTGTAATTGTAGGAGTTTCCCTACTGGCTTTTTTTGCAAAACTAGTAGATGAGAGAGACGAAGAAGATTTAGGATACCGTGACGATGAAGAACTCTGATTTTGATATTGATTTAAAGTATGGTAAGCAAGGCGAAGAGACTGTTGCCAACATCCTGTCCATTGAGACAGTAGAAGTAAAGCGTGATAAGCGTTGGAAAGAGACAGGCAATCTATTTATTGAGACTGACTGTTGGTACAATGCTTCGCAGTCCTGGGAGAAGTCTGGTCTTAGTGTATCTAAGGCTACTCATTATGCGTTTGTTCTTGAGAACATGGTTGTCGTAACTACCACCGAAGATTTGAAGGCTGTTGTAGAAAAGAATGGCAGACCAATTGAATGTAAGATTGAACCTAACCCATCTAAGGGATATCTGATTAAACTTTCACACATTGTAGAGCATCAACTTGCGTAAGTGTGGTTTCTGTATGACAGGACATCACTGGAACTGTAAAAAGATTATCAATTATTATGAGAAAACTTGGGTGTGTGAATGTCCCCATCCAGACGATACTCTTCCTGACAAGGAATACAAAAGTGAGTTGGAGCAAGAGGTCTAGGCAATCCACCTAAAACAACCTTGTCTTCTTTAGCAGTCATTATCTGCTCGTAAGTTGGGAATCCGTAAACAATTGGAACTAAAAGTTCCTGACACAATGAACAGTTCATAATATAAGTATAACTCCCTTTATTCATAAATGTTTTTTGTGTTGACTATCCATTTGATTCTTCCTGGTGTGTTTGCAGTAAGATACAAACTATATAGTTCCATATTAAATTTATGGCTTGGATTAAATCCTTCATCATGTATTTGTGGGACATGACCAAGACAATAGATGTATCCTTCATGTGGGACTAAGGGAACTCCCTTAATTATTCTATGAGAGATATCAAAAACAGCATCTTCTGGTCCCCACTGCTGAAACTTTTCATCCATTCCATACAAACTCCACCATGTTTCTGGTGTGCAAACCCATATACCACCTGTTGCTGGTGTAAATAATGTATGTTTAAGTAGTTTAATATCTCTGCCAGAATAATAGAGTTCACTCATTTCGATATCTATATACTTACATTTGTCATAGGGGCTATGAACAAGTCCATCAATTTTGCATTGTTCTATTGCTTCTAATAAAGGTTCAATTTCGGGTAGTGTATCTGCGTCATTAAGTATTACAACGTCACAGTGAGCCTCCTGTGCCATTTTTACACCATCATTACGACTGGCTGCAGCATTCCATCTATCTCCTGGTCTGTCGCTATAGAATATCTCAATGTCTGGTAAATTAGTTTGATACCAATCAAGCACTGCCTGTAATGGTTTTAATCTACTTGGAGTTGGTCTCCAGGGTATTACCAGTCCTATCTTAGACAATTCCCTTTAGTGCCCTTTCGATACCTTCTTCCAAAGTAATCTTTGGTGTATAGAATGATAGCATCTTGGTTGGATTGGCTATACGGTTTAGAACTCCTACTGGGGCTGCTGGTAGATGTTTGAATTCTGGTGAGTACCCTTCGATTTCAGTAACTATCTTGGCTAACTCATTGAACGTAGTCCTACGACCCCAACCCAGATTTACTGGTCCTTGGATGTCCTGCCTAATTGCTTCGTCAACTGCATCAACGACATCAGACATGTGGATAAAGTCTCTGGTCTGTTCTCCATCTCCCCAGATTTCAAATGGGTCCATGCGGTCTACAGCCCTCTTAATATAACTAGGGAATGGATAGTCTAGCGACTGGTCTGTGCCATAGCCAGAGAACGGTCTAAAGATGTGAACAGGTATGCCAGCCTCTTGAACAAACTTAGCAAGATACTCTCCAGTTAGTTTGCTCCAGCCATAGGTTAGGTCTGGGTTGCTAATGTTATCTAAATCAATCATTGATTCTTCTAGCCTCACCCAGTCTTCGTTACCTTGGAACTTTGTAGGATAGGCAGCACTAGAACTAAAGTACACAATGCGTCCTGGTCTTGTTATCAATGCCCAATTAAAGAAGTCTGAGTCTATCGCTAGGTCTGTTGCTACTGATAGAGGATTGCCTTCAATTGTTGCTCTACCGCCAACGATAGCAGCAAGATGAATAACTAAATCATAACTCTCTCTATTAGTCTTAAAGAAGTCACGAACATCTATTCCATTAGCGATGTCTACGCCTGTTATGTCGTGGTCTTTATATTTCTCTACGAAATACTTACCAACGAAGCCACGGTGTCCTGTAATTAAAATTTTCATTTGCAAATCCAATACTGATGAGTATACCATATTTTTTGAGACATAAATGCCAATGGCTCAAAGCCAGCGTCTTTCAACAACTGCTCTACGCCATCTTTATCCCATGCCCAATAGTGTTCTTCATTATCATCGCCCCAGTTATTCTCTGGTGTTGACAATAAAAGATACCTAGTCTTTTTTCTAATCTGTTTCAAAACCTCTCCAGGATTATCTAGATGCTCCAAAGTCTCGGAAAGAATAAAGGCATCCACAGAAGGTATCTGTTCAATAGTATCCTCAATTTTACCACAATACTCAAAGCCAGGATAATAATCTCCCAAGATTTTATTTTCATATGGCAAGGCATTTATGATTGCACCATCTCCAGCGGAAAGGTCTGCAATTGTTTTAATAGAGTTATCCTTTGGCATCTTTAGTATTGCAAACACTATTGTTTGCTTTATACGAGCAACATGGTCTTGCCATAGTTCGTGATTATATTGATGGTCATATACTTTTGCCAACTCTTCGTCTGACCACACTGGTCTTAGTCTCTTAATCATCTACCGCTCTTTTCCAATAAGTCAAAATCATATTCATACTTATTTATTCCATTATTTGCAATTGCTGCATTTATGTCTACTGCATAAACATAGTTATCTTCTTCGTCTACGGCAGCACCAACATAGTTTAGTGGATACCTGTTCTCTGTAGGAAAGTCCTTCTGAACACTACTGCCAGTTGGATTACATTCAAAGTATGGTGTGTGATAAAAGCAATCATCCTTTATTAGTGGATAGATGTCTTCTGCTAAGAATACTTGGTCTACCCCATAAATATAATATGGATTTTCTTGAAAAAACTTTATAAGTAATTCTTTTGTGTCTCTAACTTTTTCAGCCCTAGCACCAAACATGCCGCCTGGAATTAAACAATTATGTCCAACGCTATGGTCTTTCATAATATGAAAAGACAAACCAGAGTCTAGCCATTCTTCAACCGCTAAGATGTCTCTGGCACTAATTCTAGAATCTAAGTCTCTTACAATTGCTACATCTACTTCTGGGTCAGAGAAGACTAAAAATCTATGTGCTATTTCAAAGATTCTATGTTCTTCAAATGTCATGTAAATTAAATTAGTATTATCAAACAAGTTAAGTGTGTGTGTTATTATTTTAGGAACATCTTTCCCAATATAAAATCTACATTCCCAGTCTGGCATATATTTTTGTGCCAAGAGAACATTCTTAATGGCACCAATCAAATATTTTGGGTTGTCTCCATACAAAGAATAGGAAATTACTTTTTTCAATTTAACCTTAGTCTGTCCAAATCTTCTGACATCTCTGTCTCAGAATAAATCTGGAACGCCTTCTGGTCATGCTTATACAGTTCAGAACTGTTCACTTCAACATACCCCTCATCCGATTCTGACTTACCAGCAAATGGATGCATATGCTCGATGATAACATCATCTCTATAGACTAGACTACCCAGTTCGTTGCCAATATCTTTCCAAAAGTTATCTAAATAAAGATGTTTCATTGCAGGTGGAGCCATAAAGCCAAGTGTTTTAACAATGCTAGACTTAAGTAAGACTGCTGTTGGCAAATTTCTTCCTTGTAACAGGTCGTTACCATACGCAATACCATGCTTAATATCTTTAATAGAATTAACTAACTCTGCATCCCATCCATAAGTTCTGGTTCTGTGGTCATCTCCAAGGAATGCAATGTATTCATACTGGTCTGCATACTTGTTAGCAATAAGGTTAAGTGTTCCATTCATCATTGCCCTTGGATTAACTTCATATAATACCCCATCAATTCTTGGATATTCTATATCATCGTCATCCAGACCAAACACAAGGTCAGTGATAGTTGAATTCTTCTTAAACTCTTCATAGAACTCGACTGACTTGTCTGGTCTGCCCCTTGTTGGAACAATTAGCAATACTTTATTCATCTTCATCTCCTAGGATTGCCAAAACAGTTGCACTAAACAATGAGATGTAGTCTTCGCCATCATGCTTAAACTTAATAACATTGTTAGGATTGAACATGATTTTGTCTCCTACCTTTACATCCATTGGTACACGGACACCACTCTTTAGTTGTCTACCCTCACCTACAGCAAAGGCAACACCAATGTTCTTAGGCTGGTCCATTTCATTTTGAATAATCAGCAGACCGCTGGCGTTCTTCTCTGGCTCCGAACTTTTCTTTTCTACTTTGATAATAATAATATCTTCTGGTGCTTTAATCATTTGCTACTCCTTGTCAAATGCTAGTCTAGTAATTTCTTCCGATGCCAATAGAACAGCAATCGGAGCAAGTGCAGTAATGGCTACACCAATCCATGCACGATAATCAATAAGAGAACCTTCCCAGAAACTGAGTGTGTGTGCTACGTTAGCAACAACTGACATAGCAGCAAAGCCTGTTAGTCCTGCTAATGTTCTCCATGTACTTTCTCCACGAGCCTTAAAGACTACAAGTGAAATAGTATAGGCAAGGATAGCAGCATCTATAAATAGTGCTGGCAACCATTGCAAGAATACTGGTAGCCCTGTCCATGCAGAGACTTCATAGATACCACTAAAAGAAACGGTAAACGATGTAATCATAAGCAATGACACTAGGGCTATTGCAGTATATAGAACTGGTAAAGAGTCTGGATTAATCCTGTTAGACTTTTTAACTTTGACTACTACTTGTGTAGGTGGCTCATCTGTAATTGTTTCAGGGAACTCAACACGCTTGTTGAAATTACCGCCCTGAATGTCCCATTCTGTTGGATTGCTCATACTTCTATTATACCTTATTTATCCCATTTGTCATCTAGAACGAGTAGTGCGATAATTGCGTAATTTGCCATATCGATAAAAGAATCCCTAAGACTTTCATTTTCGGGGGTACTACCAGTGTCATATAGATGGTTAATGCGAGCCAACTTGTCATGTATGCGTACTCTAAGTCCATTTAATGCTCCTCCTGGACTGCCAGAAATATTCTTTGGTCCATAATCTTTGTGCTTTTTAAGAAGCAGTTTCTCCGCTTCATCAAATGTAATGCCTACTGCTTTAATAAATTCTGCATCTAAACTCATTTTAATACTCCTCGTGTTCTACTCCATGCTTGCTGTCCACATACTTGTGAATCTTGCGAAGCGTTCTAGCCTTTGCAAATGCATATACTCCAAGTGCAAATATAGCATTCCAAAAGAATTCAGCAAACATATGCTCAACTCCAAAAGTTATTTCTATGATTGTATCAAAAAGGGATTCACCCTCGTGTGCGTGTTCCATTATTTTTTTCCTTCACAGTTCAGGATTGCCTGAACTTCATTATTAGAATATTTATCCCAACAGTTAGTTGGGCTTTGTATCATTGTAAATACAATTATACCAACAAGACCAATGATTGTCAATATGGTCAACTTAATATTAGTGGTCACTTAGTTAGCCATTCGACTAACTTTGGATTGTCTTTCAATACCGCCAGTAGTCCAGTCTCATACATAGCAATAAAGTAATGCTCCCAAGTTTCAAAGTCATCTTCTTTATTTGGTCTTGGCATACCATCATTATTCATTCTGATAGCATGTAGAACTTCGTGAAGCAATGTAATTTGTTGCTTGCCATTACCCAGACCCTCTGCAATCACAATAAGATTCTTATTATCTAGGGTATATCCATAAGCCCCATCATTCAACATACCATCCACATTTGGGTCACGTTCAAGAACGTCAAACTTCTGTGGTCCAACCTTAACAATTTTAATCATTATCTTATCTTTCTAATTAGGCTAATAGCCGCTTGTAGTCCTGCTAGTGTGCCTGGACTATAGTGTTGTTTGTTCTTATCAATATCTTTTTGAATACCAGCAATCATAACTTTACGTTGCTCTGCAAGTGCTTTCTTGCTGCCCACGGTAAATCCTTCCGTCCAGCCATCTGCATGACCTTTCTCATATCCTAAGTCATACTTGCGTTTAAATGTGCGTTGTAGGCGTGTAGCCCAATCAGGTTTACTCATATATATATTTTACCTTATCTCTTTGATTTTGTCAATAGCGGAAGTAGTAGGATTCGAACCTACGGTACTTTTCAGTACGCCACGTTAGCAATGTGGTGCCTTAGACCTCTCAGCCATACTTCCATATTATTAATTAAATAAACTAGAAAGTCTGGCTTCTGTGGCTGTTCCTTTGTGGAAGATTTCTTTGCCATCCGCCTTGCCAATAAAAGCAGGAACTCCACGAACCTCATGTTGCTGGAATACGCTTACATCTTCGTCAGCATCATACTTAGTATAAACAATGTCAGGATTATCTTTAAGAAACTTATCTAACACTGGCTGCATCTGCTTGCATGGCTGACACCATGTAGCACTAAAATGAATCAGTTCTCTCACTACTTACTCCTAAGAGTCTTAAGTTTATGTCCAACTAATGTGTCTGTTGGCTTACCGTCACGATAAAGTCTAATAACTGCAGCAGGGTCTTCTGGTGTTCCAGTTATTACAAAGTCTGAGTTAGGAACATTGTACTTACCATTTCTAATAATTCTAACAATCTTTCCTGTTGCTGTACCCCCAGAAGAATTCCAAGAAACCATGCTACCAACACTGCCAGCCTTAGATAGTTGTCCCTGGTCTGAATAATCTTTACCGAAATCAGCAAACAGAGCCTTGTCTGCTTCTCTAGTTGCAATAGCACGACTCCAAG